AAGAAAGAGCAAGCTGCATAAACACGATTGAATTACTCAGGCGATTGGCATTTAATGTGCACGGAGTGATGGATGTAATCGACGCTGAGAACTGTGAAAAGATAAGCGCAATGCTGAAACAGCCAGATCAGAAGTGGATCCCATTCACATCAAGGCCACTGACAGATGAAGAAAAAGAAGAACATCCAGATTGGGATAGCATTCTTGAAGGCAAATTGCCGGAAGATGGTCAGAGAATCCTGGTAAGCATCTCCGGTTCAGGGAGAGAGCCTGTTCAGGAAGATATCTATTATGATGATGACGGAAGCTATCTGGATAGTGGATACGAGATAGGCACAGAGGCGACTGCGTGGAGGCCTATGCCAGAGCCGTATAAGGGAGAAAGTGAGGAATAAATATGCTGATTTTACCTATAAAGAAAAAATGGTATGACATGATTCTGTCTGGAGAGAAGAAGGAAGAATACAGAGAACTAAAGCCATATTACCAAAAGCGGTTTGTACATTTATGGCAAGGGAGTTTAATCGGATTTGATGCAAAAAGAAAAGTGATGTTTAGAAATGGTTATTCCAAGAAGTCTCCATCATTGATTGCAACGGTGTCACTCGATATTGGAACGGGAAAGACCGAATGGGGGGCAGATGAAGGAAAGAATTATTACATTCTGAAAATATGTGATATTGAGCCACAGGCAGAAAGTGAAGGATAGATGATAGAAATTATCAAAACAATAGGCAGACTAATAGCCGTGTTAGTTGATACAGGGATAATTGAGAGAAAAAAAGCCGTGTGGATTTTAGAACCATTAAAAGATAAAAAAGATAAAGCAGAAAGTGAGGAATAAAAATGAAGATAAAAACAACAGTAACAGAGATAGAATGTACAGCAAATGAAATCAGACAGAGTAACACAGTTGCAGATGGAATTTTAAATATATTAAGAGGCTGTTTTAATAATCTTCCATCGGATTGTGAAGAGGAAGATAACGAGGAAGAGGGGATAGAAAGTGAGGATAAGGAATGAGTGACTTAACTAAAAGAAGCCAGGCAGAACGCCTTGCGATAGCAGAGACGCTGATTACTTCGGTTTATACAGAGTACCAACAGGGAACCATTGACATAGAAAACTTACAGCTGGCAGTTAACATTCAAATATATGTAAACAGAATCGTTTCGATTCTCAATCGTGAAAGATGGAAACCAGAATGAAATTTAAAAACGATAAGCAGGCAAGAGCCTTCCTGGAAGGATACCATGATTGGACAATTCAAATAACTGACGACTTTTACGACAGAAGGACCTTTGTAAGCGAATTATTTGGCGCCTTGATCGTTATAAATGAGGTCCTGCACCTGTCACGATATTATGATGGAGAATACAATTTCGATAAAGAACCTAAAGAGACATGGGGGCTGCCGAGCATTTATATCCTTCCTGAGGGCAAAAAGCTGAAGCCAATGTATGAATACCGTGTTAAAATGACTGAAGCTGTAAAGTTGATCCGTCAGATAGATAAGGAAAGGAACGATGGCACACATTGATTGGCGCGGCGATGTAGCCCGCATAAGAGTATACAAAGGCAAGGACGCGGCCGGCAAGGCAATGTATGAATCAAAGTCTTACCGGCCAAAGGCCACAACTCCGGCAGAGCGTGAAAAGGAAGTCAGTCGCTTTGCTGCAGAATTCGAGGAGCTTGTCAAGAATGGAGGAATCCTGGAAGGCGAAAAGATGACTGTCCGGGAATTTGGCGACAGATACTGGACGGACTGGATGGACTTCCAGCGCGGGATGGAGATGACCAGGAAAAGTTATGAAGACATCCTGCGCCTCCATGTATATCCGTCCATCGGCCATCTGAAGATAGCATCCGTGACTTCCCTCCACATGCAGGAGATCATCAACAGCATGCACCGGGATGGTCTTTCCAGATCCGCCATGCATAATGCCATGGCGGCAGCTTCATCCCTCTTCTCCTGCGCCGTGAAGAAAAGGGTGATCAGCTCCAACCCATGTGAATCGGGAAGGATAGATTATCCAAAAGTCGTAAAGGAAGACAAGCTCCACTACTATACGGTCGAACAGGCCAACCGCTTCCTGGACGCGCTGGAACATGGGATCATGCTCCACACAGACGGCATGATCAGGAAGAACGGCCGGCCAATCCCGGAAAAGGATGAGCTGAAGACCTTTGACCAGCAATTCCTGGTCTACTTCTCTCTTGCCATCTTTGGCGGATTCAGGCGAGGGGAAATGGTTGCCCTCAGATGGCCTGATGTCAATTTCAAAGACCAGACCATCTCCATCCAGAGAGCTGCACGCCGGATCCGGAAAGAAATAATCATTAAGGAGCCGAAGACGGAATCCGGGAAAAGGACCATCGTGCTTCCGAAGATCTGCTTTGACAGGCTGAGGAACCTGCAGAAATCCAGGCGCGTCATGTCTCCAGATGGATGGATCTTTGTCCAGCGAGACGGCATCACCATGATGGATCCGGACACGCCTGGTAAATTCTTTAGGAATTTCTTGCAGACATACAACATGGCATATCCGGATAACCCTCTGCCGGTTATCCGTCTGCACGACTTAAGACACACGGCGGTTACTCTCCTGCTATCCAATGGAGTAGATATTTACACGGCTATGGAGAGAGTTGGCCATTCCAAGCCAACCACCACTATGGAAGTCTACGGACATGTCATGAAGGAATATGACCGCAAAGCATCTGATCTTCTGGAAAAACTATTTAAGGAAGGATGATGTCCAATATTCTTTTTAGGACATTTTTAGGACATTTTTTAGAAATGGCACTGTAACTCATGATAAGTAGTGATAACTCATAACATAACACTATAATAATTCGGTAGGAATCCGTGAAAAAACATGACAAATCATAACAAAAAAACCATGATTTTTCAATGAATAGAACTACGGATCAGAAGGCCGGGAGTTCGAATCTTCTATCGCACGCGCAGAAAACCCCTTGATAAATCAAGGGGTTTTCTTGTTTTTGTGAAAAATGCCGAAGGTTTCAAAAGCGACTGTCTGGACATTTTTTGGACATTTTTTAATTTAAAAACATTATTTTAACCCTTTTTCGGCCATCAGAATAAAATAAATCAAGAAATGGGATTATGACCTGGTTGGATTCTAAAAGTCACCCATAAATCAAAAAACAGGGGAGCCGAAAGGCTCCCCTTTGTCGTGCAATGCACTACGGATCAACAACTTAGCTTGCCCTATTTTAGTTGAGTTAAGCTGAGTTACAGCCGGTGTTCACCGTAATACACATATAAGTAATCTATATCAGAATATCCATCGGCAGGATATGTTCCAGAGAAGCCATTGAGATTGGTTGTCTTTCTTACAGGAACGAAATTCGCTCCATTCTTCTGATGGATCATGCCGGTCTTTACCTTGAGCTTCTGGCCATCTGTCAGCCATCCTAATTTCTTTTCTTTGTGCGGAGTCATCCAGATGTTAAGTGCGCTTTTTACATGCACCTTATAGCTTCTGGACTCCGGAATCAGGATTGTATATCCACAGCGATACTTCTTTGTGGTAGCGTCAATGTCCTTCGGTGCATAGAGCTTACCTGATCTGCGGTAAGTACGTGCTGCAGAGTAAGGGTCATTGACTGCAATCAGCCCATCTGCAGAAATTCCCACAAGAGCGATAAAGTGTCCACCTGTCGTAAAAAGACCTTTTCCCTGAATATTAAGAGCAGGATGTCCGAGCTTCAGATGTTCAATCACCAGATTGATGTCATTGGTTCTGATAGTATCAATACCCAGCTTCTTGGCCTCATGCCAAAGAATCGTATGGGTAGACCCCTGATTAACCATGAATTTATCAGTAAAATCCAGCGGATTGATAAATTTGCCGGTGGCCCATGTCAGAAGCATAGATGTGCAGCATAAGCCACAGCCATAGCGTTTCAGGGTATTACTGCCCTTGATGGTCTTATCTGGAAGGTCCTGCATCAGATATTTATCTGCAGAGAAGCTCCAGAGGCCATATCTCTGGTTTAAATAGGGCACATTCAAAAAGATATCATTCATCCTCATCTTCCTCCTCATCTTCTACATCTTCTGCATCTGCAACTCCGTCATAGATCTCATCATCCATAAGCTCTTCCAGGTCTTTAATTCCACACATATCCTTACCTCCTATAAGCTGCCAGTCTCTGGGTGATCCTGGCCATCTTGAATCGTTCTTCTTTTTCGATATCATCGGGTGACACGATCTCGTTCGCCCATACGGCATTAATGCAGATATTTACATCTGCTATCTCCTCTACAAGATTTTCAACCGCCTGCCCCCGCGTGATTGGTGTAGGGTTTTCGTTCCTGGTGTATCTGGCCAGCTTAAGAGCAGCCTTTGCCAGCTCTGTGCATTCTTCCGCAAGCCCTTTCCACATAAAAAGCCCAGATTTGCACCAAATATGCAAATCCGGACCTTTTAATGCTCATTAAATTAAAAAAATGCTCATTAATTTAAAAAAATGCTCATTTGCTCAGCTGCTTAATGATCTGGTTAATGCCGGTTGCAGCAAGCCCGGATACGATACCGACTGCGACAGCATCGATCATGTTGTCAGCAGGATATCCGGACATGGTCTGCAGGCCGACGATGCCGAGCAGAGCGCCTGCGATGCCTGCGATGCAGGGGATCCACTTATCATCAAGCGGCGACGTCTTAACGATCATGCCGAGAAGATAGCAGATCACAGTGATGCCGGCGACGCTAGCAATGCCAAGTTCAGATAACGCCATAATAATACACCTCCTAAATCTTGTGCTCTCGGGACAGCTCCGCATAGAGATCCCGGATAAACTTCGTGTCTTCTTCGATCACGCCGTTCTGGACAGCATGCTCCCGGCAGTAACTCTCATAGTATTTGCTCTGGTTGAGGGCATGAGTCCACTGCTCCTTGCTGTGCGTGACTCCGTCACGGCAGTCCTGGGCGAAGCTGAGGATGAACCAGCGCATGTTGGCCACATCACTCCTCACGGCCTCATCCCGGACTTCTGAGACCTTCTTGTTGACATGTTCTATATCCTTTTTCAGGTCATTTAGCTCATTTCTTAAAGACCCTGTCAGCTTCTGGCCGACCCATCCGAAAAACCATGCCCATGGGTTGATCTTGATAGGGGATATCTCTACCAGTGAGAGCAGGATGACCAGGATCGCCGCATTGGGGCCTGTAAGGATATACTGCTGTATGTATTCCCAGAGTTCAGCCAATGTCACGACAGCACCACTTCCTGCCATCCCGCAGGATAGGCTTCAGGGCTCCAGACATTGTTATCAATCAGGGATTCATAGATCTTCCCGTTAGTGTCAGGATAATAGACCCTGTCTCCCTTCATGTAAGGGTTTGTGCTGTCCGGTTGTGTCCACACGCCGATATCAGACCCATCCTGTCCCGGAAGGACTTCCGCAAAGAGCGATGGTGCAGCATCAGGGCTCCAGTTGTCCTGGGAAGTATGGTCCTGAAGGACTTTGTAGAGCTTTCCGTTATAGGAAACGCGTAATCCCGTTACATACTCCACTCCATTACCGGACCACACCTGGAAAAGCTCCGGGACATAGACCGCAACCTCATCGGTCATGGTCTCGGCATTCTCTTCAATGACCCTTCTGAGGGCACGTACTCTTTCAAGATCTACCATTTCTTACTCCTCCTCTCCCAGCAGGATCTTAGCTGCTGTTATATACGCCGCGTCCTCTTCTGTCAGCACGTTCTCCTCCGGAGCTGTGCCGGTCTCGTACATATAGATGTGCCCGGTCAATGTCCCGTCAGGATTGTTTACGGCCTGAATGCCGCTAATCTTACAGCCATAGTAAGAGCCGAGGGTATGATCATCATCGGAGATGACCAGGACATCAAGAGCGCCTTCAGCAGCAAACTGACCCCAGACCGTGAGCAGGTCATCCGGATCATCACACAAAAAGACCACATCCAGCGGGATGTGGTAAGACTGGATCGGGATCTGAGTCCCGTTAGCAAGAGTAGCTTTCATAGCATTCCTCCCAATAAAAAAAGCCCCGGAGGGCTTATCTCCCACGGCTCAGCCATGGTTTGATGAACAGTTCATTGTAAAGCCGGCTCATCCTCTGGACGGTCCTCCAGGAAGAAAAGCCTTTCGCATATTGGCGCCAGCTCTGCCAGCACTCATATACGTCTTTATATTTAAGTTTGCGCCGGTCCTGAAGTTTCTTCATCTTTTTCAGCTTCCTGCGCATCCTTGTAACGTTAGCCCGGTCGATCATACGTATGATCTTCCCGGAAGGAGTTATCCGGATACGTGTCTTGAGATACCTGAATCCGGATGTCAGTTTAACGATCCTGGTCTTTTTGGCATTCAGATGGATGCCATATACCCTGCAGATGGCCTCAATGTCCTTAAGGCACTTCTGCAGATATGACTTTGACCTGTGTATCAGATATCCGTCATCCATGTATCTGCCATAGCCCTTTATATGCAGGACCTCTTTGATATAATGGTCGAGCCTGTCAGGAACCTTAAGCGCAAATACCTGGCTGATGGGTGATCCGACACCCATGCCGACATCTCCGTATTTATTGACAAAATGCATGGTCAGACCCATTAGCCTGCGGTCCTTAAAACGCTTTCCCATCTCCCATCTGATGACCTTGTGGGACAGGTTATCGAAGAATCTGGAAAAATCAAACAGCAGGATATAGCCTTCATGGCCATACTTACGTATGTGCCTGCGGATATGCCCGCACATCCTGTCAACAGCAAACCTTGTCCCTTTTCCGGGCTGGCTTGCTGAATTATCATGGATAAAACCAGGGTAAAAAGCAGGTATAAGGGCATTATCGACAAGGCATCTCTGCACGATCATATCAGACATGCTGGATGCCAGTATCTTCCGCTCACGGCCTCTTTCACGGATTGTGAATTCGGTCATTGCTCCGGAGCGATATGTCCCATCATGGAGCTCATTATAGATCTTATTGATCAGCAAAGGCGCCTGAGTAATGAATCTCTGCACGCTTGCCTTCCATGAGCATCCCTTCCTGCATTCGCGGTAAGCTGCATAAAGGTTATCATAACTGAAGACCTTCTCGAAGTCGTCAAGCTCTTTGAGCCGTTCAGCCTTCCGCAGCTCCCGTTTTTTTCTGCGCCTCTGGTAGCGCAGCTCATGCCTCTCTTCGCTTGTCATATGTATCACCAAACACCCTGTACAGCTTGGATGGTACTACAGCTGCGTAGGATCAGGGCATGAAACGGGGAGAGCCATCATCATTCCCGCCATGCAAGCAGCGTCCGCCCGGATCCATCAGAGCGATAATTTACCGGGATCACTCCCGGATGGCCTTGTTCTCCTTCTCTCCTTTTCACACGGATTTCCTCATCACGACTACTTTGTCTCGCGAAAAGGGAAGCCGAGCGCCAGACCATACATTTGTTGCGAACCATTACCGGTTGATGATCCATACGGGTGGACAATCCCAGCCCTGCTACCATTACTTTCAGCACTCCGCAACCACCAGTAAGCGGCGCTGTTATAAACAGGAGCAAGCCGAGCGCCAGACTGTGCGTATCCTGGGCGGCCCATCCCTGGCTGTAACCCGAATCCCTGACGTACCTGGCGCTTGTGATGAGATGCGGCGTCCGCAACCACCAGTAAGCGGCGGCCACATCTAAAAGAATGAAGCCGAGCGCCAGACCTCCATAAGACTTTACCCCGTGAGAGTTTTTGTGTCAATATCTGGCACCACGAGGGTGCCAGATTAAAAGAGGCCAGATTTTAAAAACAGAAGCCGAGCGCCAGACCGTGCAGATCATGGGCGGCCCATCCCTGGCTGTCACCCGAATCCCTGACGTCCCCGGCGCTTGTGATGACTCGCGGCGTCCGCAACCACCAGTAAGCGGCGCCGCTGGCGCCGGTCTTATACTTTACTCTGGACGCCTGATCGGGGAAGAGCTCCGAATAGAAGGGCTGGCCCGTAGATGAGGCAGATCCAAAGATTTCAGTCTGCGAAGGAGCCCAGACATCAAGCTCGCTAGTCTGCGTGAAGGACTTTCCTTCCGTATCATATGCGGAATGGCACTTGATTACAGTCTTGATGCCGGCACGTACTTCCGAAGGGATCAGGTTATACAGGGTAGTGTTGTAGTAAGCACAAAGCTCTGAGGACTCCCAGCCGCCGATAGTACCGGTGCCTTCCTCATAGGAGTCGATATAGCCGGTAGAGCATGTCTCAGCGTTCATCGATACGGATATCGTTCCGGTCGATGAGAAGGCGATCTCGCCATAGTAGGTAAGCGTAGCGCTTGTCTGCGTATATTCGCCCACCACAGTGACGGTATCGCCTGCTGCACAGGTAACTGTATGCGTAGCCTGTGTCGTTGAGTGATATCCGGTAGCTACAGCTGTGCCGTTGACTGTGATGGACAGCGTATTTGTTGCTGCCGCATTGGACGTCTTGTATTTGACTGACAGCGTGCCGGCCGTAGAGGCTGTCACTGTCCATGTAGCCCTTGCCGTGGTCGTGTTATACACGTTCTGTGACCGGTATGTCTGGCCGCTCTGGACCTTCCATCCCGCCACATCTTTATAGGCGTAATTGGTGACCAGCGCCGGGTTCCAGCGATGTGAGGTCTTCAGGAGCTGCTGGCTGATCCATGTGATATGCGCCTTGCCTGTCTCATCTGCAAGGTCATCCATGTCTACGCCAGCTACCTGCATCAGCACATAGCCCTCGCTTCCAAGGTCAAGGAGTTTTGTATCACCAACATGGTAGCGTGACACATACTGGCCGTTGTTGACATTCCTGATGATATCCGCCCAGCTGTCCGTGATGGTTTCTTCCAGCAGGGTGAATTCGTACTGCGCATAGCAGGACATCGTTGCTGTGACATTTGTCGGCTGGGGCGACCATCCTGTGAATGTATACCATGTAGGGTTGGTCTCCGCCCTGGGAGTAGTCCCGGTATAAGTCGCACTGCTGCCGTAAGTGATCCCTTCCACGGTCTGCAGGAGCGTTCCCTCATTATTGTAGAAATAAACGGTAAATGTCCTGAGCGTCCGTGAATATGCAGCATACAGTTTCCTGTCTTCCGTTACGGTATCCTGGGCATCTTCTGATACGGAATACTGGTTCGGGGCCATGTTCCATCCGATGAATGTATAATCGTACATCGTATCGGAAGCCTTTGGAACGGCACGTGTATAACCGCCGCTCTCACCGGGATTGAGCTGCTTTGTGTAGATAAGCTCTGTCCCGTCATGGTTGTAATACCGGATGTATACATAGTAGGTATCTGCAGTGATGGTAACATCGGGATACCGCTCCTGGAATTCGTCAAATGCCGACTGGCTTCCTGCCGGCACATGGATCGTGCCTGCAAGCTGCGCATGAGGTGTATTGTTGCCGTTTTCATCAAGACCCCTCATAGTATCCAAGATATCATAAAGGGCATCAATATCCTCCATGTAATCAAGCTCCCAGTGGAAGCCGATAAGGCGCACACGGGAGTTTGCGTCGATATCCTGCAGGATCTCCGTAGCATCGATGAGGGCAGGTACGTTTTCAAGACGCAGAGTCGTGATGTTAGAATAATCAGGCATCACGAACTCGGCGATCCGTGTCTGGTTCCTGATCGTGAGGTTTGTTACAGTACCGGGAAGATGGAGCTTCCTGAGCACGCCGCCGTTAGGAAGTGTAAGGCCTGTGATCGCCGTACCGTCAAAGTAGACATGCTCGATATTGACGCATCCGGAGATATCAACCGCCTGTGTAAGGTTCGGGCAGTTCCGGACATCCAGAGTCTGCAGGAGCGTGTTGTTGCCAAGATACAGCTCTGTCAAATTGCCGTTTGAGTAGCTTGATGAGCTGTCACCAATCTTAAGGGTCTGCAGCTTGGTACCCATGGAGAACTCTGCATAGCCTACCATCAGGCCGGAGAGGTCACCGACTGAGGCAAGCTGGCTGGCGCTGTAGATATAGATCTCAGTATCATTTACGTTATCCAGCGGGCATACGAGCGTATAGCTCTGGTTCCTGGCTGCCCTGGTCTGCACAAGGTAGGAGCCGTATTTTACAGAAGCATATACATCAGCGTAAGGGGTTACGGTAATGTTCGCCTTGGCGTACCCTCTGACGGTTATGACATCTGTCAGTGCATCGCCGGCATTGTACTTGCTGTCCATGTATCTGAAGCGGTTATACAGCCACCATTTCCTCTGCTCTGCTTTGGAGCCCTGGAGCATGGACAGATAAGCGGCTGAGCCGTCATCAATGAGCGGCTGAAGGTATTTGAAATAAGCATCCTCATTAAAGATCGCTTCCGGCCACTTTGACTGGTGCTCCTCGAACATCCTCTCTACTACTGCGTATGACAGGACGCCGGAAGACCTCAGGCTCTGATACATGGCCTTGATCTCATCAAAGAATCCCTGACGCAGGTTGATCCATAAGACGGACTGCTGGCCGTTGAAGACGTCAGCCCCGCCGGATGTCTGGTCGATATCCTCAAGGTTGTACGAGAATGCCAGCGCACCTTCGTTATTGATACCTATTGCGGTATCAAAATCGTAAGGAAGAGAAAACCATTTGGACCCTCCGATGATGGACGGGAAGGCATTCTTGGCACGGGAGTCAACCATCAGGAAGAGCTCAGTGAAAAGGTAGTAGAATTCTACTGCCTGCCGCTCCATGTGGTCGTCAATCTCATCTACAAACTTCTGCAGCCTTGCGGCCTTTGCAGATGCACCGCTGACAGCTTCCTGGTCCGTTGACACCAGCCATGATGCCAGGGCGGCAAGGTTTGTGCTGTTGGTATTGTCTTCCGGATACCGGCCTTCAAAGTCGTTCAGCCAGTCTGTTCCGGAATAATCAGCATTCTTCCAGAGCACACGGGAGCTGGTATTGTTCTTGATTTCCCAGGACTCATCTCCTGCTGCAAAACCGAATACCTCTTCGGTGCCCTTGTCGTTATTGAAGTTGTACTTTCCGATAAAGGTCACATCACCGGTAGATGTGTTTTCCCAGAAGATTACAATGGGAAAACCATCAATACCCTGTCTGACCTTTGTATTTGACCTCTGAGGGACTGTCCTATATGGACATATATCATTATAAAGCCTTGCCAGCTCAACGTTATTTGCGCCTTCTGATGACGCCACATCGGCCTTGAAGGTGAATGTATTGGTCGGGATGGCATCTGCGTTCATTGCATAATCAGATGACTGTGTGCCATTGACGTTGAAGCCTCCCTTGAACTTGATCTTGTAATTCTTACGGGCATAGTACTGGGATGATGTACCCTGTACATCCGCCTGGGCTCCTGTGAAGGTAAAGGACCTGCTGCTGTCGTTCGGGTCAGTATAGGACCCAGACACCGTCTTCTTGTCGCCCTTGAACTGGGGCAGCTCCGCGCATGACAGGATCATGTAAGGCAGGTCCGCAGGGAGCTTGCTGATGACGATCTGGGAATACTGGTCGAACACGTTGTTCCTTGTATACCTGTCCAGAAGGTCTGTGATATTCTGCGTATCCGCGATCCAGTTATCAAGGATCTGGTAGCGGGTAAGGTCATTATCATACACACGGATGCAGTAGATATCCGTGGTGCAGTCAGAGGAACCGATAGAGATGTTAACCGGGCTTGCCTGGGAGAAGTCATCATCTGTCGGATACTGGACAGTTCCGGAGCAGATGCCGTTGATATATACGTAGATCAGACGGTTCTCCGTCCTCTTCTCAACCACGAAAGCGATACGGACATGCTCGTTCTCCTTGTACTGCGTATAAATGGAGCTCTGCTCAGATGCCAGCGTAGCGGCCTGGGCTGTCAAGGTAAATCCCCTGCCTCCGGACATGCAGGAAACGACTGAAGCGTCATAGTTCCGCACGTCCCTTGTCGCGAACTCGAATTCGATGGTCTTTCCGGTTGAACGGAAGTCATTTTGGAACATCTTGTAAGGGATAGTCACTCTTCCATCACCGGATACCCTGAGGACTGTGTTGCCATCCTCATCATGCTGCCATCCGTCAGACGTCCAGTTGAATCCGGAGAATGAAGCCGAGATATTCCCATACTTCCAGAAGGCAGGATTGCCCTCGTTATTGCTCCTGCCATAGGAAGACAGGTGGAGGGCAAGGTTCTCTGTCTCGGCCTCTACATCTACATCAGAAGCTGTGACAGTGAGCGTCCATGATTTGGTTACGGAACCGCACCGGATCGCCAGTGTCAGCGTGCCTGTATCTTCCGCCCTGTACGTCCATCTCTGCTCTGTACGGTCTACAGTCAGCGTAGATATCACCTGTCCATTTGCCAGCAGTGTGATATCCGCATACATGGATGCAGGGTTATATACATAGTAAGGGATGACTGCACTCTCATACTGTGTGATTGTCGTAGCATTGAAGGACGATGTGATGATGGGAGTTGTGTCCCCGTCAGCCACGCAGATGATCTCATAGTAGAGTTCATTGGACTCTACCGTGTTGCCATCGATCTCAGCGTCAAAATAGACTCTGAGCGTATGCCGGCCGGATGCCTGGGCGGGAAAGACATAGTTGAGCTGTCTGCCCGATGCAGGCGTTGTCACTGTATCGTACAGGCTCCCGTCAAGATAGAAGTAAACATTCTTCGATACCGCGCCGACAGGCGTATACGGGAACGTGAAGCTCCCTGAGTAGGGCACAGACGAATCGAAGGATGAAGAAATGCTCAGGCTTACTACCGTTACGGTAAAGGTAATGGTCCTTGAATTTGCATAGACATCGGATATCGTTACCTTGGCGGTATTGACGCCGGTGCCAAGATAAGGCTTGATATCCCTGGTCACATTGCCCTGAACGATATCCCATGTGGCCTTCTGGACGCCGTTGATAAAGAGCTTCATGCTTCCGTTACCGGTAGGCATGGAATCTTCCAGTGAAGACCAGGAAAAGCTCAGCTGGCAGGTTGAACCCTCGGATATTGTTTTTGATAACCATCCTGTTGTATTTGTAACGGTCAGCACAGCAGCATTTCCGCCACCGCCGCCGCCACTTCCGCCGCCGCCCGGAACATATACGGGATCAACGACATCGATGCCGTTATCATCGTAAAAATGCAGGTAATAGGTTGATGTATCATAAAAGCAGTACGAAAAGCCGACTCCGGAAGCAACCGGGCCGATCATCTGCATGAAAGTGCCGTTTGAATAGAAGTTGATATTGCCATTAATGAGTGTGGCAGAATCGAATTTAAGATCCAGATTGTCAGATATGCTCTGAAGCATGCTCTTCAGACCAGCATCCAGCTTTTGATATCCTACGGCATCATCCATGATATTAGCTTTGCTTACTGCGTTGAGAGCCATCTTATCATGTGTTACGGCCCCAGCAGCGATCTTATTAGATGTCACGGATCCATCGAGGAGCTTCTGTCCATCTACAACTTCAGAAACGATAGCAGGTTCATCTCCGTCAATGGCTCCTGGCCTTACATCAAAGCAGATAAGGCTGGAAGTGATGATCAGGTTGCCTGCGGCATCTTCTGCCCTGAGGCCAATAAAGACCTTTCCGGGCGTATAAAGCACATTTAGCGGGATGCCTGCACATCCATTGGCATCCAGATCAACTACAACAGGCCTGTTCACCGACTGATACATCGTAGCTGACAGAGTATAGCCGTCCCAGGATGCATCATGGGTAAAATATACCTTGTCAAAATTGTGAGACCCTTGCGCAAGGACCGGCTTTTCATCATTTGTGCACTCGATATCATGGCCGATCACATTCAGATAAATATTTGCCATAACGCCCTCTCCTTAAATCTTGATCACGAGCGGGCAGAAGACATGATTTACTGTCGTTCCTTCCGCCACAAATATGGACAGGCTGACCTGACCAGCACTGCCTGCGGTCAGCTTTGCGCCCGATCCGGTATCAAAGCCTGCTGCCGCGCCGGTAACGGTTATCTTGTAGGATCCATCCCCGCCTCCAGCGGGGCATCCTGAAACTGCATAATCTCCTGCTGCAGACTGGAATGACCCAACAGGAAAGCTGACATCTGACCCTGCTGTCCCGGAGGCCCTGACCGACCCATCAGAATTAACTGAAAAAATCACGCCACTCATAGTGCGGCTAGAAGCGGTCAAATTGAGAACTGACATCTGTCTCATGGCGTTATAAGCAGCAAAGCCAACGCTGGCCATATGATCAATGGATTCTATGATTGCATTAACTTCTGACCTTGTGTATGCAGTTCCATCCGCCAGAGCTGCGCTGGTAGGGCTGATGGCGCCTCGGTATACAGTAAAGCACATCAGCTTTGATGTTGCTATATTCCCGCTGCCATCAATCCCATAAAGCCCGATATACAGCTTATGTTCTTTCCCCAGGGCATTGATCGGAATGCCGCAGCTTCCGTTTGTCAGAGGCACAAGCACTGCGTCCTGTCCTGGCTGCTGCATATATGCAGACAGGGTATATCCGCTGCCCCAATTTGTCTCAAAAGAGACCGTATCGTAGTTGTGGGATCCCTGGGCGAATTCAGCAAGGTTGCTGCAGGAGATCTCATGATCTGTCACGGTAAAGCTTAATGCTGACATTACTTCCTAACCCTCCATCGCCTGGACAGGTTTATGGCTGTCACCAGGCTCATATATTCCATATTGTCAACCTGCCGACCGATAAGGCCGCTGGTTTCTTCTGATTCAGCAACTATGATCAGTTCGCGCCCTTCATCCGGAATGATCCTGTCTCCGATGGTAACTGGATCACCGTTTTTGTCAGTATACTCTTCCATGGTCATTCCTCCAAAAAAATGCCCGTTCACAGCTTTTGGCATGCGAACGGGCATTAAATCATGTGGTGTAATTAGCTCCATCAGTATGAGCGATCCAGTGGACAGTCCTTGTGGTGGTTGATGTACATGTCAGCCAGAGCTTAAAGCTCTTAGTCGTGACATCAGTCACGCCGCATCCAAGCACAGCTGTGCCCGGGACATCCGTATTGACGGTCGCCACAACATGAGGTACGGCGTTCATCTCCTGTTCAAAAGTGACCTTTACCGATGTGGGCGTCCTCTCAGCGGATGGCGTGATCGTCACCCTTCCGGACTGCAGGGACGGCCTTGCATGCAGACGGGATGTGATCACACCGCCGTATTTATCCATACGTGAAACATATTCCCATCCGGATGCGGAGGAAGGAGCGCCTGAAGACGCCTTGTACCGCCGCACATACAGGAAGTTGTTTGTTCCGGATTCATCATTTGCTGACTGCAGGCCTACCTGGTAGACATATTCAACTCCGTCCACAGTAAGAGTCGTATTACGATAGATCCTGTTTTGCTCAATGGCCCAGCCGCCGATAGTACCAGCTACGATATAGCCTGCCGTGATCAGGTTCGCATTGAGCGTCCCAGAATTGATGTAGGTGGCATTGATGTAGAGCTGTCCATTGGCCATTACGATGCCCTGCACAGCGCCGTTATTGGTGAGGCGGTTGAAGATCTCCGCCTGCGTAAGGGCTGCATCAAGGGAGTCCGTATAGGATTTTGCATTGGTAAGGATAGCGGTATCCTGAAGGTCCGCATACTGCTTTGAGCTTGCCAGGTTGGCAGCGTCCTTTGTATCAGCGTAGCTTTTTGCCGTACTCAGATTTGATGCATCATGAGAGTCAGCATAGGCTTCTGCATCTGCGACAGCATTATCATATGCTTCTGTTGCAGCACTGTCTGCAGCATTATCAGCATACGTTTCTGTCGCAAGCCCGGACAGATGGAATTCCCCGTTATCCAGGTTCCAATAGTTGTTTCCTGTCGCATCCTGTATCGTTCCTGTTACAAGCAGGTCAGCCAGGAGCGTGCCTGTGTTGATAAATGAGGCATTAATGTACAGCTGTCCGTTCTGCATCACGATTCCCTGAGCCGCCCCATTATTTGTCAGCCTGTTAAAGATCTCCAGCTGTGTGAGGGCATTGTTCAGGGCATCCGTATATGATCTGGAGCTTGACAGGGCATTTGAAGCTGTCCCGTCAGCGTATGTCTTTGCGGCAGCAAGGTTTGTAGCATCCTTTTCGTCAGCGTAGGCCTTGGCAGCCGTAAGTGTCTCATCAGAAATCTGTCCAGATGCCACGATAGAGATATCACCTGTGTCCAGGTTCCAGTAATTCCTGTGCTGGGCATCTGTGATGATGCCGGTCCGCAGGAGTCCTGCTGCCAGAGTGCCGGTATTAATGTACGAAGCATTGATATACAGCTGCCCGTTCTGCATGATCAGGCCCTGAACGGATCCGTTATTTGTAAGCCGGTCAAATATCTCAGACTGGTCCAGGGATCCATCAAGGGTATTTGCTGCGCTTGCCGCTGCGCTGTTGGCATATGCCTGTGTGGCGATACCTGTCATGGAGAAGTCGCCTGTATCAAGATCCCAGTAGTTATTACCTGTTACATCGGTGATCCGGCCTGCAGTGATCAGATCCGCATTAAGGGATCCGGTCGTGATATAGCCGGCATCGATGCCAACGGCATATATCATGTCCAGGATAGCCCGACCGTTGAAGTTTACGCCGTACCAGGTCGAACCGCCGTTGGCGGTCAAATGGATGCCTGCAGTAGACGCCTGGATGATCATGAGGCTGTCTTCCAGGACCGGAGCATTATGCCAGTAATGAATCACTGACCCATCCTGCTGGGTGACCGTCGTGCTGTAAAGGCCTTTCGCGTCCTTGATCTCTTCCTTGAGCTGATCCATATAGGACCTGCTCTCTTCCACCTTCTTTTCCAGGGCCTTTATCTCCTTTGTCCCTGAATTGGTAAAAGTCCTGATCTGGCCGCCTATGCTGAAGGTGGTCTCCCAGGGACGGAGGAGCGGGATGGTCATCTCTGAGATCATGAGATCCAAATCTCCATCCAGGTGTGGTCCGGATGAGATAGTGACCAGGCCCGGATGCAGGGATGCTACCGTTTCATCAGACAGTGAAAGGTCTTCTGCCGTTACAGTGATCTCATCCGTCATGGTCATCTGGCTCAGAGCCTTCATGGCCTTTGGATAGAGATTTGACGGAAGCGTCACATCATCCCAGGTATCATATGCGAATATGTATCCATATTCCGCAACAAGACCCTGATCATACACGTAATCATAGCCGTAATAATATGTCTCCGCCTGCCATGCAGGAGCCGTATCGCCTGTCACAAAGGTGTAAACACCATCAGAAAGCGTACAGTAATCGCGGAAACGCTCCTGCCAGTCCGCCGGCTCTGACGCCGGGCAGTAATGCAGGATGGATACCCTTTTCTCCGTCTCCGCACCAGATTCCTCATCTGCTTCGATCTCCAAGACAGCGCCTTCCGGGATGAGGGCTGTGTAGAAGCTGTCGCTGGTCTTGATCCGTTTGAAGTCGGTAAGGTTCAGGCCGAACCGGATCTTCTGCGTGTTATGCGGAAGGTTCTCCAGATAGTCGAGGTAAAGGACGCCTTCTTCCTCTTCGACACGAAGAAAGCCTCCCATCTCATTCACAGTCTTGTTCATGAGCTCATCCAGCGTCCTGGGATAGGCCGAGGATGCCCTCACGATATAATCATTGCTGTCCAGGACAGCAACAGCCCTGAGTGTGATCAGGTCTGCGCTGCTGCGGACATACGAGTTATGCGAATCGACCAGGGATGCGAAGTATCCTCTGGTCGTCCCAGAATAATCATACGGGCGGATCCTGGAGTCCAGCATGGTCGCCAGGATGCCCTCACAGGTCACCTTGCCGGTCAGCAGGAACTCATCCTCTCCCGTCACCGGCCGGCCTGTAAAAAGCCATTTCCTCTGTCCTGAGGACATGACGCGGTAAACCCTCACCCTTGACTTCAGCCGCTTGATATGGCCGAATGCCGGATGATTGGGATATATGGTAAAGGTAAAAGATCCTGTTTTATTGGCTCCCAGGGAGAGCCTTGGATCTTCCAGGGAGTGGATGGGGTTCCTGAGATCAAGGAGCGTATAAGTAACCCCATCAGTCACGCATTCGACATACCACATCAGACAGCCCCCTTCAGATATCTGACAGTAAGGCTACCGGATCCGGAGATAACCAGGGGGTTATCCCCTTCCTGCAGCTGGAAGTCATTTATATCATCGTATGTACCAGCATCAAGGGTCGCAGACTTGCCATTAACGCTGATAGTCATTCGACTGTCAACCGTGATTTCCGGTATCACAGGCATTCGGTATCCTTTGAGGATATAGGAGCCTTCGGCTAAAAAACTCCTTTCAACCGGCTCCATATCAATCTTATACGGATCCGCCTCGACATCGATCACGATAAGGCTGTGATGCTCATCCGATTTCCATTCGTTTATCCAGCATCTTGCCGGGTAATACCAGGTTGGCTCATCCAGGAGGACGACATTCAACCTCTTATTGTGCACTGCTGCCGAGATCTCATCATAAAGAGAGGCCCAGTCACGGAGCTTATCCGTGACCTGGAACTCAAAAGAAGCAGACCGGAGCCCCAAGGGGGAATCTCCGGTCCAAGGAGCAAAAATATCTGTATAATCCCGGACCGTGTTGGATCCCGGGATTACGCTGATCTCCGGATTTACCTCCGGCTTAGGCATCACCGGCCTGGAAGTTGGGATCAGAGACCAGTCATTATATGTATGATGATCACCAAAAAGCATGCTGTGATAGCGGTCACCATAAAAGATCCTTCTTCTGGCCATTACATGTACCTCCCATCGGCCACCGAAGCACGATACATGCGTCGGTTGACAGCTCTTGAGCCTTCATCTCCAATCACAACCTGGCGCTCGGACATGAGCGGATAATACTGTCTCATAAGGCCTATGACTTCCTGTCCAAGCATCCTTACGGCATCTGCAGCTTCTCCGGAACCGTTCGTCTTCCTGATCATATCAAGCAGGGAGCCGGTTCCAACGATGGTCTCCAGGCCGGACTCTCCTCCAGCAAGAAGTGAACTTCCGGACATTCCAAAGATGGTAGGCCCATCAAGGAACATGCCGTTCTTCATGGCCTTGTCGTACCATTCGATGCTCAGCTTCGGCACGCTAGGCGGGTTCAGTGAGAAGCTTCCGGACAGTTTAAAATGAGGAAGCGCAGGGAGCTTGATCTTCGGGATCGACAGATGCATATTGCGGAAGAAGGATTTGATCTTCTCCACAATACTGCTGATCTTGTCCTTCGCTGCATTCATCTTATCAACGATGCCGTTCTTGAGAGATTCAAATTTTTCTCTGGCTGAGGATGCTGCGGATGACAGCTTATCCGTGATGGTTGATTTGATTGATGAGAATCTGCTCTGGACAGAAGCAAGCGCATCTCCGGCCTTGCTGGAGATGCTGGATTTGATGTCATAGAATTTGCTGGAGACCGCAGAAGCGGCTCCTGAGACCTTGTCTGAGATGTTGGATCTGATCGATTCAAACTTCTCTCTTGCTGAAGCAAGGGCTTCACCGGCTTTGCCGGCTACGGATGACTTGATCTCGTTGAATTTGCTGCTGACCGCAGAAGCTGCGCCTGTGACCTTATCAGAGATGCTGGACCGGATCGATTCAAACTTCTCTTTGGCCGTGTTGAGCGTCTCAGATGCCCTGCTGGCCACTGCCGACTTGATCTCGGAGAATTTACTGCTGACTGCAGAAGCTGCGCCTGTGACCTTATCAGAGACGCTGGACCGGATCGATTCAAACTTCTCTTTGGCCGTGCTGAGCGTCTCAGATGCCCTGCTGGCCACTGCCGACTTGATCTCGGAGAATTTACTGCTGACCGCAGATGCGGCTCCAGTGACTTTGTCTGAGATGCTGCTTCTGATTGATTCGAACTTGTCTCTTGCGGACGCGAGTGCTTCACCGGCTTTGCCGGCTACGCTTGTCTTGATCTCGTTAAATTTACCGGAGACCGCAGAAGCGGCTCCAGTGACTTTATCAGCCACTCCTGACCTGATCGATTCAAACGTATCCCTCGCCGCAGTCAGAGCATCCTGGGACTTTGATGCAACTCCGTCCCTGATCTCAGTGAACTTATTCTTGACAGCCTCGGCAGCTCCTGAGACTTTATCTGTGACGCCTTGGCGCACAGCCTCGAATTTGCCTGTGACGGTCTCTACGATACCAGATATCGTTCCGGATATCGCTGACCTGATATCTTCAAATTTGGCAACTGCGGAATTGTAGATTCCTTCCGCAGTATTGACAACGGTATCCTTTACGTTATTCCATCCATCTACGAAGAAGGACTTGATTCCGTCCAGGATCCCGGACAGCTTGTCCGCAACGCCTTTGAAGAAGCTGCAGACCTTGTCCCAAGTATCCCCAAAGATATCATCGACATCCCCGAGGAATGCTTCCCAGTTGCCTGTGAAGAATCCAATGAACACATCTACGATCAGGAGGATGGCATCAAGAGCCCCGCCTACGATTCCTGAGAGGACAGCAAAAGCGCCTTCAAAGACAGGGGCCAGGAAACTGCAGAAGTCTTCCCAGAGGCTCTTGATCCCGGAGATGGTAACGTCAAAGTTGATTCCAAGGTCTTCAAAGTGGCCTGCGATCTTATCGATAAAGCCCTTGACCTTGCCTACAAGCCCGTTCCATATCGATATCATCTTATCCCGGAACTCTTTGTTTGTGTTCCAGAGATGAGCAAATGCGGCTATCAATGTGCCTACGACAGCAACTATGATCAGGACAGGAGCTGACAGGCCGGCTATGGCAGCCTTAACGCCTGCGAGGGCTGTCTTTGCCTTTTTAACCACAGGGACAATCTGTCCGATTGCCGATGTGATCTTACCGACAAATATCAAGGCATTGCCGATGACTACCAGGAGCGGGCCAATGGCAGCTATGATGGCTGCTATCCTTATGATCTGCTTTTTCTGGGCATCATCCATGTTGTTGAGAGCATCCACAACGCTTTGGACCTTCTGTATAAATGGAGCGAGGGCTTCCCCGATCAGCCGTCCCATGTTTGTCATGAAGACGTCTAATGAGGACTTCAGCTGTTCTATCGAGCCGCCAAAACCGTTCATCATGGTTTCTGCCATCTCTTCAGTGGTGCCAACCGTATTGTCCATGGCGCCCTGGAGGTCATCCAGGTCACCGCCAAGTGCATCAACGACATCCTGCATGGATGTCCCGCTCTCGGACGCCTCAAGAAGCCCTTCTGCAAAGAGCTCCGCAGACCCTTTGGAGTTTTTCAGGAACCAGTCAAAATCCTCGCTGCTGACGCCGAGTTTTTCCATCCTGTCCCGCATATCATCAAGGGACTGACCATTTGCTGACAGCTGGTCTGCAAAGTTATCAATGGAAAAAGAAGCCCCATTGATGTCTGCAGAAAGAGATATGACGTCATCCGGAGCTGTGTTGATCAGGGCAAGCCAGTTGGACATCTGGTTTTTGCCGAAAATAGCGGATGCCGCTGCAATCTGCTCCGATTCCGATAGACCTGCAAATGCATCGTGCAGCTCGCTCTGGATGGTGATGGAATCCTTCATAGTACCATCCGCGTTTGTGACGGAGATGCCGAGCTCTTCCAGCTTCTCAGCGCCTACCTTTGCCGGGGAGATAAGCCTTGCAAGGCCTGTCTTCAGGGAATTTGCCGCCACATTGGCGTCAATTCCCGCATTTGCCATGACTCCCATATAAAGCGCTGCGTCATTAACAGAATAACCGGCTGAAGCAAATACAGGGGCTGCCACTGACATTGAATTCGACAGGGAATCCACATCCAGGGCGGAGTTGTTGCATGCAGAAGCAAAGATATCAGCATACCTTCCAGCCTCTTCAAAGGATCCGTGGAAGCCGTTGATGGTTGCCACAAGGCCGGAAGAGACAGTATCAAGATTTCCGCCTTCACCTGCTGCCAGGTTCATGGCCGGCGCAAGCGCTGAAGCTGACTGTTCAGCGTTAAGGCCTGCCCTGGCGAAGTTGAGTGTCGCTGTTGCTGCATCTGACATGCCGTAGATGGAGCTTGCTGCCGCGTCAGACATGGCATCGTTCAGGAGCTTCGCCTCAGCTTCTGTGTTGCCCATGGTCTTATTGGCGAGCTGCATGGTCTTGTCAACCTCTGCGAACTTACCTGCCATTACTGTTCCCGCAGCAACGACAGGGGCAGTGACCTTTGTGGTCATGCTCATGCCGACATCAGCGATCTTTCCACCGACATCCTGGATCTTCTGGCCGGCCACCTGCATCTTCTGGGAGAAGACATTGCCAAAATCATCAGCCTGGTCTTTCAGGCCTTTAAGGGCCTGCTCTGTCTCTTCGATTTCCCTTTGCAGGGCATCGTACTTCTCCTGCCCAAGGTCGCCGCTCTCCAGCTGCTTCTTGGCCTGCGCCTGCGCCTCCTTCAGCGTATCCAGCTTCGCCTTCGTCTCAGATATCGCATCCTTGAGCAGCCTCTGCTTCTGCGTAAGGAGGTTTGTGTTGCTGGGATCCAGCTTAAGGAGCTTGTTCACATCCTTCAGGGCGCTCTGTGTGTTCCGGATGTGAGAATTGACATCCTTCAGGGCTTTCTGCAATCCGGTGGTATCGCCGCCGATCTCTACGGTAATGCCCTTGATATTCCTGGCCATGATCCCCCTCCTTTCCGTTAATTGTTAAAATTTATCCATATCATCCTGCGATGCAAGCACAGGATATTCATATTGGTCATTTCCTTTTTCCGTCCACATATCATGGACCATACCGATTGTGAGAAGATCAAGGTCGGCTATTGATATGCCGACCTCAACACATCTCAAAAGAAAAAGGGGAGTTGTCATCTCACGCTCGGTGCGGGAATGTTTTTTTTAGACTTGGCATCGGTGAGAAGATTTGTCTTCCACATGTCGATGATCTGCGGAAGGATCTCATAGATTGAGAACATTTCAAACTGATCGAGCCAGTCATCAATGTTCCCAGGGATCGAATGATCTGCATGGTATGCCATGATGTATGCGATGTTCTCAAAAAGCTCAAGATCATCGATATCGAGACTTGAGCTTTCTGGAGCACCGTCATTCCCCTTTTCCTGCTGCTGGTATGACTTTTCAAGCTTTGCGAAATCCCTGAAGATATCGCGTCCAAACTTGATCCTGTAGAGCCTTGGGATCGTTGCTGATGACCGGAATTTGACATCCTGGTCACCAATTCGTATAACTTTTTCCTGCATGATATGTCTCCTTATTTGCTTTTAACGTATGATCAATTCCCGCTTGATGGTGTTGCCTGCGGATTTGTTGCCTGCGGATTTGTAAGATCATCCGGAATGTATACAGCTTCGTACCAGCTGTTATAAGTTGAAGTGTCAACTGAATCACTGGTACGTGACTTTACAAGGCCGTCTTCCAGCGCATCTGCTGTCAGTGACAGTGTCTCGGTCTGAGGCTCGATAGTCTCCGTCTTTGTCTGTCCGGCTACGTCAGGACGGGATGCGGAGCATTTATACATGACGTGGCGGATCTTATTGGCATCACCGGTGAACTCGAAGAGCAGGGCAAAATACTGTGTGGTAGTCACAGTGCTGCGCTCAACCAGCACGCCCTTGCTGTCCAGGGTCTCACCAAGAAGGTTCTGGCGTACCCAGTCAGTGATCAGAGCCATCTCAAGATCGCCCTCATAACCATTGTTGCTTTTGCTTCTGTAGTAAACGATGTCATCAGCATAAAAAGGAGATACTTCGCCAACTGCAGAAAGGCTCATGGATACAGCTCCGGGCACAGCCACGGGAGTTGCATAGGAGTATGTGCCGTCATCTGCCTCGGTGAGCAGTGCTACATGCACATTTTTAAGTCCAAATTTAACCTTATTGCTCATAAAAAACCTCCATCTCAAAAGGTGTTACATACATTTTCTCCGAAGCGATCCATACCGCATCGGACACCTGGAAAAAGATCTCATGGCCATTCAGGACGTCCTTAACGGCTTTTTCCAGGTCTGGACGCTTTGTGTCCGTGTAAAGCTCTATGTCAAGCCCTACGATCTCTTTGTACACGACATCGTCAGCCCCGAAGTTATCGGATTCAGGGATCCTGAAAACGATGAACGGCGGGTCCTGGTTGTCGCCTTCTGCAAAATGGTCATATGCGAACGGGATCCCGATCTCATTGACCATGGATACGATCTCTGAATATCTCATTTTTCCAAAGCCTTTACGATATCTTCCTCCAGCATCCTGATGCCTGCCTGCTCGGCCGGAGCGATATGGGGCCTTGCAGCCACCCTGCCTCCGCCCCGTTTGGCATGCCCTTTTTCGAGAAGATGCGCGATCTGATAGCGGTTTTTTGAATGTACCGTAAAGTGGATGCTGTCAGTACTCTCAGAGTCTTTCTTTACCGCCCAGCTCGCCGCATAGCGGCCGGTCCTGACAGGGGCATTCGCGGAGATGCTCTCCTTCACAAACCTTGCCGTCTTCCTGCACGCCTTCTTGACGTCATCTGATGCCAGGCTGTTATATTCCATCAGGACCCTGTTGACCTCTTCGGCCAGCTGGTCAACGCGGACCTTAGGCATTGGCCGACCTCTCTTTCTCACACACGAGCTTCACACATACATGCTGGAAGCCCATGGGGTTAACATCGATGATGTTATAAACACAGCCGTCCAGAATCACGCGGTACTCTTTGGAATTCACAGCCGCAAGCTCGCTGCAGTACCTGCAGGTGAGTTCCAGGTTCTTGGCCTCCCATATGGAAGCTTCGCCCTGCTCAGACCCGCCGGTCACCTTGGCAGTCGCCCAGGGGCTGTAATAATCAGTCCATGCGGACACGCGGTTTTTATACTCATCATCTGTCACAGCCACCTTCTGTATGGTGATCCTGACATCAAGGGCACCTATGTTCATCAGAATCTCGCCTCTCTCACGGGAAAGAGGATAGACCTGAGGTCTTTCGCCAGCGCATTATGGTCTGCAGACTCCCTGTGCTCATACAGATATGCGGTGGCGTACTTCACAGCGGTGCTGAAAAGCGCTGCATGATCGCTGATCAGGGCCTCGCCTTCTGAAGTACCGGCCTCCACCCTTGCTGCAGACAGCACAAGATCTTCTGCTGAGGATTCCAGTGAGAGGATCACACGTTCCTCTTCCGGATCGGAAGTCGTGACCCTCATGTATTCCTTAAGCTCCTGGAGCGTGACCATCCTTATTCCTCCTTCCAGATACAGCTAATCGGGCCGGCCCCCTGAAAGGGACCGGCCCAGCCGTAGATTAACAGTCAGCCTGTGCTGCTTATGTGAGAGAGAGGATCTGTACAGCTTCCTGCAGAGTCAGGATGCCATCGACTCTCTGCTTGGATACAAAACCGACCATGCCATTGCCGGCGAAGAGTTCACGGAGGATCTGGAAGGATCTGCGGCCTCTGTCGCCAATGTTGTAGTAGCTGTAGTCACCAAATGCAACCTTGTTAGTAGGCGCATAAGGGGATGTGTACAGCGGATATCCGAGCAGTCTGTCAGGCTCTCCTGCCTGGTAGGAAGGCTGCCAGATGTATGCACCGTTAGTAGTGTCTTTCAGCTTTCTGACGGATGCCACGGTAGCATCTGCCATCAGGAAAGCTGCTTTCTTTCTGTAAGGTCTGCGAAGGGCATATTCCAGGTCAATGATCGCATTGCTGGACATTGCAACTGCATCGCCAACTGATGTACCGCCGCTGGTAGCATCAAAGATACCTGTAGGCTCGCCTGTGCCGTTACCTGTGAGGAATTTGTCCTCCTCAGCGTTTGCGATGGCCTGAGCGAACATAACGGGAATCCTTACTTCCAGGTTGTATGCGTTGTCATAGAGCAGCTCTTCTGTGATCTTGACAGCTACATGGAGTTTGTGGGCATCCAGGGTCTTCTGTCCGAATGTAGGCTGCTGAGGGAAGGTCAGGGCTTCGCCCTCATCGATCCATGCTGCCGCAGGCTTGGAAGCCACGATCGGGATCTTATGCTCGCCGCTGGTGGGGATCACTGTACCGAGACGTCTCATGATGTTCTCATCCTCAAGGGTCTCGATCAGACGTGCATCCCACTCATCAGGAACGAGATATCCGCCCTGGGAGTCTGTGCCTTCATTCAGTGCGTCGGTGATGTTTCTGAACTGTGTCCTGAAGGCCTGCAGCATATCAGCTGCATACTGTTTGGTTCCTGTGATGCTCTTGGGCTCCTCTTCGCCATTTGCGCCGGGCTGGCCAAGGATAGGGTTGTTGATGGGGTTGTTCAGTCTGCGCTCAGCGTCTTCAAGGCGCTGCTGGCGGTTGATCTGATCGGTCAGGGCCTGGATGTCCTGCTCCATGCGGTCATAGGTCTCTGCGTCAACTGCAGACATTGTTCCGTCTTCATTGGTTCTTGTGTCGAGGAATGTCTTCATCGCCTCGAATGCTTTGGCTCTCTTGTTCATGAGCTCCTGGATAGTCATGCTGCTACCTCCTTTATCGTGAATTCATAAGGCCGAAGAGCCGGTCATAGTACGGCTTTGCATCGACCCGTTTTTCAGGTTCTTTTTCCTCGCACTTGTCAATGACCTTGTTGATCACAGCTTGTGCGAAAGATCTGCTGCCGAAGAGCATTGCTGCAGGCAGGGCCTTGTCATCAATGCCGTCGTCATCGTCATCGTCGTCATCGTCTTCTTCCGGTTCGATGCCGCGGTACAGCTCTGTGCGCTCGATCACGCCATCAGCAAAACCCAGCTGGACAGCCTTCCTGGAGTCCATCCAGGTCTCATCTTCCATGAGCTGGGAGATCTTCTGGCGGCTCATGCCCGTGCGGAGCACGTAAGCGTCAATGATGGAGTCCTTGACAGCTTCCAGCATCTCTACAGCCTTCTGCATGTCGTTGTGGTCCCCCCAGGCAAATGTAGAGGGGTTATGGATCATCATCATCGCTACAGGCGACATCAGCACGGTATCGCCGGCCATGGCGATCACAGACGCAGCCGAAGCAGCAAGGCCATCGATCTTGATGGTCACCCTGCCCGGGTAATCCCTGAGCATGTTAAAGATCTGTGCTGCTGCTATGCAGTCCCCGCCGGGGGAATTGATCCACACAGTGACATCGCCTTCGCCTGCATAAAGATCTTCCCGGAATTCCCGAGGGGACACCTCATCGTCGAACCAGGATTCCTCAGCGATGACGCCATTCAGGGTGAGGACTCTGCTTCCGGATCCTGATCCGGGAGCCTGGTTTGTCCATTTCCAGAATTTGTTCATGGCTAAAACCTCCTGTGTTTTCTTTCTGCCTTATGGCATCCCGCTGTGACATAAGGCATCTGGTCACTCATCAGCGCCGCCGTTCTGCGTTCCGGCAAAAATGCCGGCGTCTTTGAGCTTTGTCATATTGCCGTTTATCAGATAGTCGTCTCCGCCCTCTGATGCCGGGATAGGGTCAAGGTTCTCCAGCCTCCGGATGTCGTTCGCACTCATCCAGCCGTTCTGCCGGCCGACTGCGTAGCCGTTCATCCGGCTCTCATAATCACCGCGGAGCAGTCCGTCTATATTGAACTTTGGATAGTACCCCTGTTTCCTCTCATCTCGTGTCAGGAGCTGAACTGTCACGGCCTGCTCCCACCTGCAGACCCATGGATTCAGGGTGTACTTCACGAATTCAAGCGACTGCTGCTCGATGTTGTTGAAGGAACTCTTCTCCAGATCCCCGATCATGTGCGGGGGGACGCCGAAGATCCTTGCGATCTCATCGATCTGGAACTTCCTGGTCTCCAGGAACTGGGCCTCATCCGGATTGACGGAGATCGGCGTGTACTTCATGCCCTCTTCCAGGACCGCAATCTTGTTCGCATTGTTCGATCCCCTGTAAGCCCTGTTCCATGCCTCGCGGACCTTTTCCGGATCCTTAAGGACGCCCGGATGTTCCAGGACACCTGAAGGAGATGCGCCGTTTGCGAAGAACTTTGAGCCATATTCTTCGGTCGCCAGGCTCATTCCAAGGGAGTTGCGGGCCATTGCGATGGGCGAGTAGCCCACAAGGCCATCAAATCCCATGCCGGGGATGTGGAAGACTTCATGCTTGGTCATGACGATCGTCTCCTTGTCGCCCTGGCCAGCCTCATCCGGCGTTTTTGTGTACACGTAATAGATCTTTCCGTCCATCCCTCTCTGGACGTCCATCTTCTGCGGCATGAGCGGATAAAGGGCGATCAGCTCACCCAGCCCGTTGTAGATCTTCTGCGCGTAGGCGTTGCCCCAGAGCAGGAGATGCTGCATCATGGTCTCCCGGAAGGAGAAAGAAGTCATCTCTTCGTTGGGGATGAGATACAGCAGGGAGTAAAGCGGGTGGTCAGTTGCCTTTTTCTTGCTGCCGGCATCCTCTTCCTGGTAAAGGTGGAGCGGCAGTGATGCGATGGATTCGCTCAGAATCTGGACGCAGCGCCTGACCGCTGTAAGCTGCATGGCCTCGCGCTGGTTGACGAACTTTCCGGAATCCGCTATGCCGGTGTAAAAAGGCAGATGTAAAGGTCCGGCTGTGTAATGGTCCTGGACAGCGGGCTTGTCACGGGACCTGAACAGGTCAAAGAAACCCATTTTTTGTTACCCTCCTAAAAAACAAAAATGCCGCGGGTGTCATAGACGCTGGCTGAATCCTGATGCCTTATGGCACGATCCAGCCCCATGACAAACGCGACAGCTCCATCGATCTTCTCGGTCGATTTGGCTTTATCCATCTTGATATTGCCGGCAGGATCCTGCCGGACATAAACGTTATCCATCATCCAGCGGAGGACGGGGTTTCCTCCGTGGTTGATCTTCTTTTCCATCACCAGCTGCATCAGCTCTTTGGTCGGCGGGGACATATCCTTAAAGCCCTGGCCGAAAGGCACGACGGTGAATCCCATATCCTCCAGGTTCTGGACAAGCTGCGTGGCGCCCCATCGGTCAAACGCGATCTCAACAATGTGATACCGCTCGTTGAGGTCCTCTATGAACTTCTCGATGAAGCCATAGTGGATCACATTGCCCTCAGTGGCATTGAGGAAGCCCTTTGCATACCACTGGTCATAGGGGACATGGTCCTTGTTCACACGTCTGTGCATGTTGTCCTCAGGGATCCAGAAGAAGGGGAGAACGATGTATCTTTCCTCATCGTCCCTGGGAGGGAACACGAGAACAAATGCCGTGATATCCGATGATGTGGAAAGGTCAAGGCCTGCATAGCAGTCCCGGCCGATCAGCGCATCCGGATCAACGCCGAAGTCACACTGATCCCACAGGTCCATCGGCATCCATCTCGTGCTCTGCTTGACCCACTGGTTAAGCCGGAGCTGGCGGAAGATATTCTCCTCAGAGGGGTTGCCTTTTGCGGAGAGATATGCAGCCCGGACCTTCTCGATATCGATCGTATAGCCGATGCTCGGGTTGGCCTGCAGCCACACAGCTTCATCCTCCCAATCATCATCATCCGCTGCCCCGAAGATCATCGCATAGTATGTCGGGTCGAATTTGCGGCCCTCCAGGATGTCCACAGCCTTCTGGTGCTGTTCATAGCAGATCGAATTACGGTCGGTCCCGGCCGTGGTGATCAGGTAGAAAAGCGGCTGCATCCTGACGTCACCGGAGCCCTTGGTCATGACGTCAAAAAGGTCCCGGTTGGGCTGTGCATGAAGCTCATCGAAGACGACTCCATGCACATTCAGGCCGTGCTTCGTGAAAGCCTCTGCTGACAGGACCTGGTAATATGAGTTGGTCGGGAGGTAGACCATCCTCTTCCGGCTCTCGATGAGCTTGATCCGCCTCGTGAGCTGCGGGCTCTGAGTGACCATGTCCTTTGCGACGTCAAAAACGATCGTTGCCTGTTCACGGTCAGCAGCGCATCCATAGACCTCGGCGGCCCACTCATTGTCAGCACACAAAAGTAAGAGCGCCACGGCCGCCGCAAGCTCTGACTTCCCGTTCTTTTTCGGGATCTCCGTGTAGGATGTGTTGTACTGCCTGTAACCATTGGCCTTGACAGTCCCGAACACATCAGAGATCTGCTTTTTCTGCCAGGGAAGGAGTTCGAACGGGTGCCCGTGCCATATGCCCTTTGTATGCTTCAGGTTCTCGATGAACCTTATGGCGTGCTGGGCTTTGCTTTCGTCAAACATCAGCTGAGCAGAGCCTCCATGTCATCTGCAGGCTCCCTGTCCTTTCCGGCCACGATCATCGCCCTTGCGGACGGTGTGAGGCCGAATTCGGCGGCTGCCTTCAGCATGATCGCCTGGTTGGCTTTCGAAATGCCGACCTGAGGCACCTGCATCAGATAGCCGCTCTTCGTCTCCATGACCGAGCCGTTTTTGGAGATGTACTCCTCAGCTTCCTTCCACCGGGCATATGCCTGGCAGTAGACAGCGAAAGGAGCCATGTCCAGGTCGGTCAGGAGCCCAAGATCATGAAGATTCCTTGCAAGCCTCTCCCACTCTTCCCTTGCTGCCGGTTCCAGCCATTCGGGCGGGAGCGGCAGGTCGGAGATAACAGGAATCGGCTCACGGTCATTCAGTTTACGCTTGCCCGGATTGCCTTCCAGCATCTTGATGGCTGTCGGCTTGGGCTTTGGTCCTCTTTTTCCCATCAGGTTCCCTCCTTTCTCCGAAACGGTCTAAGAAATAATGGTCTCGACAGCAATATTTGCGCCTGGCGTCTCCATACACGAAAAAAACCTGTCCGCAATATGGACAGGTCCTCTCATACATGGCCTTGCTGTTCGTTTTTCCTTCAGGATTGTGGATCTTCCAGTAACTTTTCCTGCAGATGTCTGAGCAGAAGCGTTTTTTCCGCCCATATGGGCTTTTCCTGGCGTTCCTGGGAGCCATGAGCGGGCCCCCGCAGTAAGGGCATGCCCTTCCCTTGGCCCTCCGGTTGTCCCGGTTCAGCTGAAACTCGAAGGCGTCCCCGCCGATCCCGGCGCTCCGGCAGTAGTCCCTCACAGAGTCATAAGGGATCGCAAGCTCAGAGGCGATAGCCTGGAAGCTCTCTCCACGGTCCCTCATGATCCGGATCCGGAGCGCGACCTGCTCAGTTATCCACAGTTTTTTCATGTTATCCACCCAATCACGTGACGAAATCAAAAAAAGACCCGCTGATCAGGTCTCTTCCTTATGCCGCGCGCAAAGAAACCGGCCTATGGTCCCCTTCCGGTTCAAACCCCGGCCGAAAAACTTGCGAAATCTTGCGCGAGGGGAGGGCGTCGGTCTTTCTAAGGCCCTTCTGTAGAGATTTCACACCCCCCTACCCCCGGCCCCATGCCCTGGGTATGCATAGGTCACATAGCGGTCTTCCGTGCCAGTCTTCTTGTCATGGCAGGGTTTGCACAGCGGCTGCCAGTTGGATCGGGACCAGAAGAGTTTCTGGTCGCCACGGTGCGGCACGATATGATCGACCACCGTTGCCCTGCGCCCACACATGGCGCACAGCGGCCTGGCACGCAGGAACATCTTTGATTCCCTCTGCCACTTGCTTCCGTATCCGCGTGCTGACGCTGATCGGACAGGCTCAGGATGGAGGCTCCTGTGCTTATCGCAGTATTTCTGGCCGTATTCCACCAGCTCCGGACATCCGGGATGCTGGCACGCGGTCTTTGGTCTTCTTGGCATCTTACCTCCTTACTGAACAACAGGTGCTGCATACGTACCTGCAACACCCGTCATCAGGAGACTCACGTATAAGGTCATCGACCCAACGTTCTACGCATAAAAGTGTATCATACAAAAAGTCAAACGGTTGTGCGGAATTGTGTTAATTTGTGTGATTTTGTGTTGTTTGATCTGAATTTTACCCACTTGCGCTCTGGAACCTTATGCCGAAAGGCTTCCAGGGCATCTCCATGCAGGTGCCTCACGTGGTCGTAGCTCCGGCCCGTGTCTGCTGCAAAGATCTTCAGCGTCGGATATTTTGAGTAGTGGACATACAGGGCGATGAGGATATCCCGCATCGGCTCTACATCCAGGCAGTCGATCTGCCTGCGCATCACTTCACGCATTGCGATATAATCATTCATCTTGTTCTGCAGGTCAACCTTGCGGATGGATGACGCCTCGAATGGAGCTTCCTGCCTGCGTGATGTCTGGACGCGCTCATCCATCCAGGACGTCCTTCTCTCCCCTCTCTCGATCTCGTCAAGCTCCGCTTCACAGGTCGCTATCCACCTGTCAAGCGTCTTGATCTTCTGCAGATAAATCTTTGCTTTGTTCATCTCTCTTATCCCCATATATCTTCTTCTGCTGTTCCTCTTTCCGCATAAGCCATTTATCCAGCTGTTCCAGCGTCCCCATCAGCTGTCTGATGCTGGACTCCGGCCCGCCTGCTTTCTGCAGCTTCCTGATCTTCTTCCACACTTCCTGCTTCCGGTCAATGAAGGCACCGACCTGCCTGTCCCAATACATCACATGCTCTTCATGCCCGCACACGGGACATGCCAGGACCAGCTCACTGACATGCGGATCGACAGGCTTAAGGATACGTTTAAAGTTCTCATACCAGAATATGCCCTGGCAGACAGGGCACCGGAACCTGGGCTTTGCATTCATGTCTGTCATAACCTGCTCCTCCTTCCCCTGACGGTCCTTGGCCTTCCCTTCGCCGCGCTGGCCTGTGCCGGCCCTGCGCATTCAGGACAGAGGATCTTGTTCTCCCTTGCTGTTCCGGTCACCTGCCAGCCCTCTTCCGTGTATGACCTTTTCAGATCAGCCCAGGAAGGAAGATCTGTCTTGCATCTGCGCCTGTATACAAATCCCGCCTGGCACTTATCGCACCTGAGTGTAGCCACATACTCAACCATCGCACCGCCCCTCCTGCTGCCGCTTCTCGATCCTGCTGATCACGTCCATGCTGTACTCAAGGTCACTCTTCATCTGCGTGACCATATCAAGCGCTTCGCTCATCAGACGCTGCATCTTTTCCAGGTCGCCTTCGTTTAGGCTTATCTGGATCTTTATGTTTGACTCCGCCAATTAACCCTCCTTTCCTGCCCATGCCGGGCCTCTTCATCTTCTCCGCGTCATACATGTCCTTCCAGTCCTTCCGGATCATCTCTATCCGGATGTACCAGGATTCATTGCAGTCATTCCAATATTTCTGGAATTCAATGACCTGGTATCCAGGGAAAGCCTTTTCAGCGATCTCCTTCACGGCCTGATCATCCTTTGCCATCTTCGATACTGACCGCTTAGAGAACCTGGAGTATGACTTTGTCGTCTCCGGCTGCTTAAGGCCTTTGGAAGAATTCCATCTCCGCTGGCCGGTCTTCCGGCTGTAATTGCCCTTGCCCATGTAGTTGGCCAGGCCCTTGAGCCATCCGTCTTCCCTTGGATCCAGATACTCGCTCTTTGTCCGGCTGCCGTTTGTCCAGAGTTCTTCCATCATGTCTCTCCCCAAGTCGCATGAGCAGATCATGTGATGGTGCACTCTTTTCTTCTTTCCGGTCTGTGGATCATCGTACTCTGTGACATAGACATAGCGGAGCTTGGGAAAGCCCAGCTTCTCCAGTCTCCTGTTCACCTTCCGGATGTAATTCCCGACCTTCTTCAGGGCATCATCCAAGGACTTTGGCAGATGCTCCTGATCATATTCCAGGGTGATCCAGATGTCCGCAGCCCCGAAATTGCAGTTGATGATCTGCTCCAGCTTCTCCAGGGCCTTCCTGGTGTTGAGCTTTTTCTGGGACGCAGAGGATTCCCTGCGGATGGGGCAGGGCGGAAGATCTGACCGCTTGGCAAATGAAGGATAGACATCCAGGGTCTTGCGGGGGCCATGCTTAACAGTCTGGGTCCGGTAAGCGCATTTCACCTTTCCGGACCTCAGCATGCGCTCTATGTCAGCCTCAGACATCTTGCTTATGTCTGTCTGATAAGCTGACTCGAAATCATACCTGTCATATCGTTTCTGCATGTCCACCACTCCTGATCAGATCTGTACGAAAAGTTAATAGGGCATTACAAGCCCGAAAAGGGGAACGAATCCCCTTTGGTTTTTATATGGTTTTATATAAGAAACAAACTAATCCTTACTCCAGCACGATGCGCTGGTTCTCGAATTTCTTATAAGCATCGAGATAAAACTCGTGCTTATCTCCATTAAATGTAATTTCGTAATACATTCCATCCGGAAGATTGCTGGACAGCAGCCACTTCCAGTTCTGCAATGTTTTACATTGCCATACGATAAAAACATCAATCTTCGGGACAGGGTCGCTCTTGTCCAGATGCTTCATGATGTAATCCAGGACAAGCTCTGTCGCCTTCATCGGCATATTGATTCCCTTCATGGGCTCCTCCTTAATCTTCTATTCCAACATATACAGATCCGTTAGGGATGATCCCAAGCGTTCCATTCCATTTCTCGGTCCATTCATGCTTCAGGACCTCCGGCGTCAGGGATTCGGCCATCGTCCGGTTGGCTTCAGCCTCAGCTGCTGCCCTGTTCTTTATGATCTCGTTTTCCGCATCAGCAGCGATCTTCTGCTTCTTGGCATCGGCTTCTGCCTTTTCGATCTCCTTCTGGTTCTTCAGCTGCGAAGTCTCCAGATCCAGCTGCGCCTGCGCCTTTGATTCAAGGGCAGCTTCATAATCTTCTGAAAAGCTGATATTTCCGATGGTGCAGGAGATGATCTCCAGGATATGTTCGCCATAACCTTTATCAAATGCCTCCTGGATGCATTCTGCTGCCGCCGGCTCAAGCTTGACCCTGTTTGTCACATGCGACTCATCAAAAGTCTGCGTCGCAGCCTTCAGGCCCGATTCCACATACTTCGTCTTCAGAAGCTTTGTATCCCATTCCTCAATATTGATCCATATCCATGTGACCTTTTCCGGCACGATCCGGTATACGACAGAGACATTCTCACAGGTCAAGGTCACGGCCCTGTTGGATGTCTCGCAGGAGAACTTTTCATCAAAATTCATTTCCTGCCTCTTCACGTTCGTATAATGTATGGATTCTATGAACGGCGTGTGCCAGTTGATGGCCCCGGCCTCGACAATGGCCTTCTCCTGGATCCTGCCATTCCTTGTCCGGATGCCCGCATGTCCAGAAGGGACGAAGGTAAAAGAAAAACTGATCACGCATATCGCCACTCCGATGATAAGCAATGCCGGATACCATTTCACCTTTTCCTCGTTGTAAACAGCCACGTACATAAGAATAATGCCGGCCCCGAACACGGCCAGTCCAAAAATAAGAGCAAGAATATTTAATGCCATAAATGCCTCCTTTATATGAGTTTTAACGCGTTAGGATTCGAGTCAACGCGTTAGGATTTGAGTCAACGCGTTAGGATTTGATTTAACGCGTTAGGATTAATGTTAATGCGTTAAAATCCAAGTATTGGGCTATTCCTTGCCCGCACCATACAGCAGGTCGATCACCTGCTGTTCCAGCTTTCTGATCCGGGCCCTGTCTGATTCTCCCAGCTGTTCAAGCCTCCGGATCTGGTCATCCTGTGTTTCAATGATGCCTGCCATCACATACAGGATCATAAAGATAACCCCGGCAATTATCATAAATATTGCGGTCATTTATTCACCTGCTTTCTCCAGAATCTCCATCACCTGGCTTGGGGTATAACGGACCGTGCCTCTCGTTCCATATTTTTTGTACATGGTGTCTGCTGCGTCGGTCAGAGCCTCGTAGACTTCCTCCGGGGTAAACCTTCGGCTGGCGTCTTCCATGGTCTTTATGGCAGCTTCCAGCGCTTCCAAAGCATCCCAGTCGCAGGCCATCTTGAATACATCAGCCAGGCGCCTGATGGTCTTTAATGTATCATCTTTTGTCATGACAGCACCTCAGACAGATCTTCTGCATCCGCCTTCTTATTGATTTCGTTCAGGATGAAGCCGAATACTTCATAGATGTAAGCTACCCTTTCTTCTTTAGGGACCGACTTATTCATGTCATCATACATGATCCCAGCGATAGCTGTAGCCATGACAGGGACAGACAGACTATCCGGGATGTTGCTTTTTACCTTGACGCCCTCTTTCAGGAGCCTCACTGTGATCTCCGGGTTGCTTTCAGTAATGTATTTTTCAAACAGCCTCATATCTTCATCGGTCGTATCAGGACCATCGGACAGATTCCCAATAAACCTCTCATACGCATCTTTATCAATCATCTTCTTTCACCTCCTGTGGGTTATCAATCTTCCAGCTCCGCTGTGCTTAAAAGCCGTATAGCCTCATTCAGGGATTTTCTCGAATCCTCGAAAAGCTCTCCCGGCTTCCGGATATACCATGCCGGCATACCCCATCTCTTATGAGTCTGTCTTTTCAGATAAGGGTCAAACCCGGTATATCTTCGGATCTCAACGTAAATATCATAGGTCTCGCCGCGCCTGATCATCTTTTTCCTGCTGACCAGATAACGGCGGTTGGTAAAAGGGTCAGTGTGATGCAGGCGGAAGGGGCCTTCCGGATCCAGATAGCTCTGGAGATATTCCTTGGCCTGCTGCTCATCCAGCTTCACGCTCCCCTCCAGTGTCTCCGGCATGAACGCCGGTCAATCATCATCAGAATCGCCGCTATCGCGAAAAACTTCAGAAGCGGCACGATAAACCGTCTCATCATCTTCATTCCTTACGACCAGCTCAATGCCGGTCAACTCCTCCACTTCTTTGATCACCCTGTGCAGGTTCTTGCCCTCGTTGATCTCATGGATCATGGCCTGGGAGAACTTCTGCAGGCGTCCATCCATCTTCCTGTTCGTCCGGAAGCCGAACTGCTGCCACAGGATCTTAAGGGCAGTCGCCAGGACAAGGTTCAGGCATGTCAGCTTCAGGTCATACAGCTGCCTTTCATAGTTGCCGCGGATCTCCGCAGCACATCCAGGGCATACAGAGCGCAGGAATTCAGCCTTCGCCTCAGCCCTCGCCTGCCTCCTGATCTGCTCGATCTGCTCGGCCGTATACTGGTAGGTAGCCTTCTTTCCATGTTTCTGGCGGCGGTATTCCGCCCTTGTCAGCTTCCCCTCCGCATTGACGCCAATGCCCTGGTCAGCCAGGAATCTGGCCGTAGCATCCCAGCTTCTTGCAACAGGGTCAGCGATAACCTTGATCTCGCCCATAAACACAACTCTCCTAACCAAAAAAACAGCCACAAAAAAATATACTGCAGGGGTTATATTCCCCGAAAAAAAGTAGTATACTTATTCATGGCTGATTTATTCTTGTCCGCCGGATGCGCTGCTCCTACCGTGTGTCCGGCGGACATTTCTTTTATTCCAGGAAGGATCACCATGGCTTGTTCCGTGATATCTTAATCCTTTGTATCCTTCCACAAGATCTGAATCGCATGCGACCATGGCATCCACGATGCTGTAACCGCATACCTTGTAACGTTCCCACAGCTCATAGTAATCAAGGCCGAATATCTCAGCCCACTCCTCAAAGCTGTGGATCTCTTCTCTGTCGATCTTAAGCCAGTCCAGAAGAGAATCATCCGTATACTTCTTCTGGACCGGCATCATCTTCTTCCTGTCACGGTCCGCGAGGGCATGGCGGGAAGCTATCAGGCATCTGTATGAGCAATACGGCTTTCCTCCCTTGTCCTTCAAAACCCACAGGTCTGCATCCATCGTGACAGGTTTTCTGCAATATGAACACCTCTTAACTCTCAATCAGCTGACCTGCTGAGATTCCGGCGCTTCAATATAGCCCATCTTATCCAGCAGAGCATATATGATCATACTCTGCTCCACACCTGTCTGCTCGGAATAGGCGTCCAGGAATTCCCCAAGCATATCAGAAAAAACGTCAATGCTTCCCTTGAAAGCTATCTCTACATGTCCATCCTTTTTTGTCATGGCAAGGACACCGTCCTGCTCTTCCTGGAACTCCCCGGTATCCACCAGGCTGTTGATCTCATCAATAATGTTATTCATGGCTGATTTTTCCTTTCTTTTGTTTGATTCCTGACCAGGCTTCTGACAGTAATCACAATAGGCCCAGCCAGGTATGGATCTTCGCACAGTCATAAGCTGCGCTCCCCATGTGATCAGCCCTGCGGGAATCGGACCCGCGTTAACCACTTGGTGGGTGTCCTGCCACTGGACGAAAGGCTGACTCGGAAGGCAGTAAAGGATCTGTGATGTTCCTGCCATCCGAGGTTGTTTGTACAAAGTTAATAATCGTCAATGAGTTACCCTGTCACCAAAAAGCGGGAAACGAAAGGCGTGCAGCCTATAATCGGTTATTGTGCTTTTATGCATCAGCAGATGACTGCAGTGTTATCTGCATGAATAAAAAACTATACGCACTTTCGGATGACAGTCTGCATGTCCAGGCAGTTATATCCAGAAGATTCATTATAAGATATTATATGGCAAAAGGGCATGCATAGATGGGTCACGGCATAGTCAGTCCGCCTGCCTAGGATTGGCAGAAAGCCACGCTGCCATCGAATCGGAACGTCGGGAATCGAACCCGGGTAAAACTGCTCCCATAAGCTACGTTCCGAAGTGCCGGTCTTTTCCCGGCTGTCACAGTGAGTTTATACGTACTTTTCCGCGCTACCTTGACACTGTCATTACGTCGCGCTCCCACTATAACGGGAGTGGGCGCACCCGTATTTGATCAAGCAGGTTTATCTGCTGCCGCTCTTCGACCGGCTGACGTGCTGCCAAAGTGCAATCGGTTTCAATTTCCGGTTCAAACATGACCGGACGGGCAATCGGAACGGCAGGAATCGAACCTGCGACACTGGCCGTCATGCAGCTCTGTCTCTAGCCTTCTGAGATACGCTCCGGTACTGCCGGTTTTGGTAACCCGGTCCGGCTCCCGGGTTATGGTAGTATGGAAAGTAGACAACTAGCTAATTATTAAATGGAGACCGGGTTTCAATGCCATTCATCCTTCTCCAGTCCTGAACCGTCTGCCCGGTATGCTCAACGAACACTTTTCGGATCGTTGGTTCGGATACACCAAATTCAATGGCAACATCCGTTACCGGCCATCCTGCCTTAAAAAGTGACATCATCATTGAGCGGTCAACCTTTGGCGCTGTCGGGGTCTTGCTTCTTGGCACCTTTTTCTTTTTCTCAATGGTTGCTGCCGGCTTTTCTTTCCTGCATTCTTCTGGATCCGGCTCACTGACCTGCTCCAGGACTTCATCAAAAGCATCTTTTTCCTGCTTTTTTGTTTTCTTTTTCTTGTATTCAGGTCTTTGAACGACCTCAAGAGCCTCGCCAAGAAAATCTATAACCTTGTTCCTTGAATTTCCAAGTATCTTTTTTGCAATCGCTGCTGACATGGCAGTCTCAAAACTCTCCTTGTCATCCGCATGGCATTTTACCCTTGTCACTGTACCGTCATCCCAGAAGACGACAGTGACTCTCCCTGAGCATATTATCTTCCTTACCTTAACCTTAAGCATGTGCACGAACCTTTCTTTCCGGAACATCCAGGATTATCTTGTATTTTTCAAAGAAGCATTTGCGGTCGATCATATAAAGCTTACGTTTCTCCCCCAAATATGACCCCCACTCCACTTCTCCTCTCTGGATCCGCTGCCTGATAACCTCAGGACTAACACCAAGCGCCTTGGCTGCGGGAACTATGAGCTTGTGTGAATATCTTGGATTAAACTCCGGATCCTGGTCCGTGATACTTGTGGAGAAAACGGCCTGCGTGATCCGTTCCAGAGTCTTGCTTGAAATATTCGCCTTCCCATTGAAAAATAGGGAAAGCGTCCCTTGTGAGACATTGGCCATCTGGGACAGCTGCTTCCTGCTGATCCCTCTGGCTTCCATCTCAGCCATAATCTCTTTACCTTTACTTGTCATTGGCTGATCATCCTTTCATATATCCTTTTTTTGAACGAAGCCGGATCGGCGGGAGTCGAACCCGCATAAAAGAACTTGAGGTTTTTAGCGAATGATTATTCTGTAGTCTGTTGCATTGCATTACCGCCATCTGCCACGATCCGATGAAGACCGGTTTTATTTCTGCCAGAACCGGCAACTGGCATATATAGTGGAGAAACTAATGTGCTATTTCTGTTTTTTTCGCCATTCTTTCATTTCCCTGGCGATGATCTCCTTATATCTCTTATTCCATACGCTGTCAGATTCGTATTCATATCCTTCCTGGTAGCGCATGATTGTCTTTTTATACTTCTGACAGCCCTGCCTTTTATTGGGCGGTTTAGCCATCACTTTTGTGTAGAAGTTATCGATCTGCTGCTCCGTTGCAAATCGATGCGTCCCCTCTCCGTGACCGTAATCCCACACGCTGGCCTTTTCGCCGTAGGAGTTAGGTCCGAAGCCCCAAAATATAAATGCTCCAATAGCTATCAGAACTGCAATTACCAGGATCGGTGAAGCACCGGATGAACTTGTTTTTTCCATATCGATTCACCTCAGTTCCTCGGGCGATACTCAATGAGCATCAGCAGGCCACCGATGATAAATCCGGCAACCACCAGTATCACAAAATTTGCCGGATCATCAGAAGTACAAAAGTGATTCCAGAATTTATCAAGGCTCTTGCTGAATTTATCAATGTCTACCATGTACAGGAATGCAAAAAAGCAAACCGTAAAAACTATTAACCCCACAAGCCCAGAATCGCTGTTTTTATTCATTTTTGTTCCTCCTCCTTATCTTATGTCTCCATGTCTATTCCTTTCACCTCATCGCATAGCTTTCTTCTCAGATCTATGCCGCCGCAGATCGAATCGTCACTATGACACTCTTCGCCGCAGCTCGGCTGAGCCACTCTGCTCTCTGCAGATGCATTTCTATGAATATTCCATTTCTCATCTTCGCCATACTGTGCCTATGCACCGCACTCCTTGCTACTCTTTGCCGTAGCCGCTCCATTCGTATCGTCGGCTTTCCATGCCATCGCGTTCCAAAGCAGCTCTTTGCCGAAGCGTTTCTATCCATGTAGCATCTGCGCCATCGCATATCTTTACTTTTCATTTCCTGCGCCTATCGCTTCATTACTATCCCGCCGATTGATTCGCCCTGGATCGCACTTCCAACGCTCATCATTTCAGTACTTTTCATTTCGGCACTTTTCAATTCCGCTGCTATGCTTCTCATTTCCACACTTTTCAATTCCGCTGCTGTGCTGCTCATTTCTACGCCTAAGCAATAATTCGCTACTCTTTTCCTTTGCTAATCAATCTCCCTGCTCCGGCGTTCCGGACGGAAGCTGACCTTGGAAATCTCCGTTTCTACCGAGAACCTTCCTTTTCCGGAATTCCTCCACTGGCCAAGTCCTTTATACTGGCCATAATCGAGCATATCCAGGATCCACTCTACGTAGCTGTCATCGCACAGGATCTCAAATTCGAATGTCGTGCCTGCAGGCACCTCTTCGCTGGCGGCCAGGGCTACTCTCTCTCCCTGAGGAGTCTCTGCCCTCAAAGGCCTCTCACATACTGTGATCTCCTCATCTTCAGGAATGTTAAGGAAGATCTTCCTCGGGAAAACGGCGATGCTGCTGTCAATGATCTTCTTGTAGGCCTTGACCTTCAAAGAGGTTTTTGCCAGGTCTTCTGAAGGCATCCTGCGCAGGGCTCCGCAGATCTCCTTGAAAAATCCCTTGATGTGGTAATCCCACATGAAGACGTTGTTGCCCGATCTGGAGAAGATGCACATGGCCTTATCGACCACATCATCCACGCCCCTGGAAGCGACCTCTTCCTGGAAGGAAGGGGCATCCGGGGCTTTGCTTGCCACATATTTTGAGTAGATCTCATCATTCGCCGGCCTCGTTGCCAGCATTCCGTCCATCAGGACGGCTTTTACACTTATTCTTTTGCTCATGGCTGATTTTTCCTTTTTGTGTTATGATAAATTTTGTGATTGAAGGGCCTGCTTTAGATAGCGGGCTTTTCTTTTGGTCCATAGATCGCTCTGATCAGTCTTCCGAACATGGGCTCCAGCGGATCCCAGCCGGCATCTTCCAGAGCCTGCTTTGTTCCACATTTAGGACAGATCGCTTTGCCATCCTTCCGGCTGATCGCCGGTCTGTCTTTATATTCCTCACCGCACTCCGGACAAGTCCGGCTGTCCATGGTCAGCTTCGATGCGCACTCTTCACACATGAGCTGATATCCTGGGCTTTTTGCGATAAGCTCCTTTTGCTGGTTCAACCAGCACTTACGCCAGCAGATCGGGCAGTCCGCCTTCTTCCATCCACGTCCAGGCGGATCCGGATGCTGGTGGACAAGCATCATGCTAACGACTTCCATTAGTTTCTCCTCCTTTCTTGAGATATAAGAACATTCTGGCTGCTTTAGAATCCTCAGCCTCTCCATTGATGGAGTGCATATCGAATTCATCGATCAGCCCCGGCCTGCAGGCGCAGCTGAGCCCAACAGATCTCAGGAACTGTCTGTCCTTCCGGACCCACTTGCCGCAGCTCCACATCCGGCAGATCTTCGGCCGGACCGGATAAATGCTGCAGGATGTCTCTCCTTGTTCCGGAGCAACCAGGAAGGGACAGAGCATGTCAATGTCACATTCCCCATGTCTGATCAGAGGGATATGCTTCTTGCTGATGTATCTCCGGATATCATCAGCCTCGCTCCTGGTGATCGGCAGGAACCGTGTACAGCACCCGCCGCACCTGGAGCATGTCCCGTCTGCCTTTTCAAAGGCTGCTTCCTTATCAACGAGAGCTTCCTGCAGATTCTCGCATCTAGTAATGTTAGCCATCGTGTCTCCTTTGTGATGGCTCCTCTATATCAGAGGAGCCTCCACTTATCTTCGTGTAGATTCAGAACTGCCAGCAATATCATAACTTCCTGACAGCTTTCCGATTTGAAGGCCTTCGGCAAAAGCCTTGGCAATCAGAGCAATAAAACTCTCAACCTCTCCGCACTGCATCAGACGCTCAGATAGTATCAGAGTCTTATCAGCTTGCTTTTCAGTATCATTGATGTTCATATCTGTCACGTGCTTTCACCTCCTCCGTGTTGAATCTAAAACAAACATACGTCATATTAAAACATTTGTCAATAGATTTTGACACTTTTTTGATTTTTTTTGTTGACGATAAAACATTCATGCATTATACTTCGATTATCAGGAGGTGAGAAATCAATGAATACACGCATCAAAGCAGTGCGGAACGCACTTGGAATGACCCAGGAAGAGTTTGCAAAAAGAATTGGCGTAAAGAGGAATACGATAGCCACTTATGAGATGGGACGCAGTACTCCAAGCGATGCTGGTATCACTCTGATCTGCAGAGAGTTCAATATTAACGAGACCTGGTTAAGGACTGGATCCGGAGATATGTTCCTTCCTAAATCAGATAACGCAATCGACGCCCTAGTAAAAGAGTATCATTTAAGTGAAGCATCAAAAGCACTGCTAATAACCTTCTGTGAGCTCGATGAAGCTGATCAGGACCTAATCCTTAACTTCGTCACAAAGGCTGCTCAAAATATAAAGACCATGTCCGGAATAGCTGCTGCAGAAGCAGCATACATGGAAGCCTTAGGTTTTGTGCGGAGCACGGAATCATCTGCCTTGAGTTCCACAGAAGAAACAGAGACATCAAAAAAAGACCTCCTGAATGATGCGGAGGCCTGAATATTTGCCAAAGCTGGCATGATGTAAGGCAAAGGTTTATGCGAAAACGGGGATTGCGGTTTGCGCCGTAGCCTGCAGGAACAAAAAACATCTTACTCAAACATGAAAGAAGGTTTTAAGTTTTAGCCATGAAAGATCGTATTAAAAAATTGAGAAAAGATCTTGGATTAACTCAGCAGGAAATGGCTGATAAGCTAGGCATTAAAAGGACATCAATTTCTAATTATGAAATCGGCCGAAATACCCCTCCAGACGCCGTCATTTCTCTTTTACGTAGAGAATTTGGTGCTTCTGAAGAGTGGCTTAAAACTGGAGAGGGGGATATGTATGAGCAAAAACATGAAGATTTCTTCGATGAATTAGTTGAAAAATATCACCTTGATCGCGACTCCAGAGCATTGCTTGAATCATTCTGCCAGCTTCGATCAGAAGACCGAAAGGCTATCCGTAGGTTCGTCAAGCTTGCATCAGAATACAAAAAAATTTCCCCAGATGGTGAAACTTAAATGAACGCTCGCATTAAGCAACTCAGACTAAAATACGGATTGACTCAGGAAGAATTTGCAGATGCAATCGGTGTGAAACAGAATACTGTGGCAAGTTATGAATCGGGCAGAATAACACCAAGTCCTTCTGTTGTCTCATTAATTTGCAGGGAATTCAATGTTAACGAAGACTGGATCCGTTCAGGTCAAGGAGATATGTTTGCAGAAAAAAACAATCTGGCACTTAAAGCACTCTCAGAACAATACGAGTTATCAGATTCAGCAACTGAATTTATTGCTGATTTTTGCGGGCTCAATCCAGATGCGCAGGAACTGATCATTAACTTTGTTTATCGAAACTTATTAACAAAAAAAGAGCCTTCAAAATGAAGGCTCCGAGATACGATATTTTACGTGGAAGCGGGACTGCAGTTGGCGCTGCAGCCCGCCGAAGCTAAGATATAGATCCTCCGAAGAGATATGCTATCATCTCAACCCACAAAGTAGATTATAGCATACTCTCCGGTGGATTGTCAAAACAATCGAATACCGGGAGGGATGTTATATGGCTAAAAAACGTTCATATATTCCTATCTACGAGGATATCCTTCCGAGGGTCAATGCCCTGCCTTATGACCAGGCCGGCATGATCCTCTTTTTGATGGGAAGGATATCCTCTTCATCTTCGGCAGAGCTGCAGGCTCTTGCCGATTCCATTCCCCTCTCTCCGGATGCGGAGGCTCTCTGGCAGGAGATCTGCCGTGATGCGATCGCATTCCAGGAGGCTAAAAAAAACCGCTGCAGAAAGAACAGGCAGAATGCCCTGAAGCGCTGGAACAACCAGTGCGATGGTCAGAAGAACATCGTCTTCGAGGTATCACCAGCTTCTGATCCGAAGGATCCGGAGCTGATAGCCAAGGTTCCAGGACTCAAACAGGATGCAATCGCACTTCACTCAGATAAAGTGCAATCGCATACCGATGCGACCGCATCCGACAGTATATATATATCTAATAATATTAATACTAATAATACTTCCACTAACACTTCCACTAACACTTCCATTACTCAAAAAGAGTATGAGGATGCAATCGCATCAGTGAATGCAATCGTACCCGACCAGGATATCTGCATCCGCCTCTTCAGGATGAACGGATGCTATGACGAACATGAAGCCATCAAGTTTTTCCTTCACTACTCCAAGCGCGGGTGGACCACCAAGGAAGGCCGTAAGCTGAAGGACATCCAGATGGCTGTCAGGCTA